TAAAAGGCGGTACAGGCGACTTCTATGTTAAACCTCTTGGATCAAGCGGTTCATCTGACCCACTTAACCAAAGGGGAACAGTAGGTTGGAAACACGGATTCACTGCAAGAGTTCTCAACGATGCATTTGCAGTAAACCTTATGTGCAGTCATTCTTAACCTAAAGGAGATTTAATATGTTACAAAAGAAAGTATGGGGTTGGACAAACCCGGCTACAGCAGTAGTAAGAAACGAATCTATCGGCTTTGAAGTTAGCGAAATTACAGTAACTAACATAACAGACGGTAAACAGTATAACTGGAACTCATCAATGACAGACGGATATTACGTTACTGTTGATGATGGGACAGTAACTACCTCTAACGGTTTTACTCCTCTATCTCAAACACTAAGAATTGGAGCAACTATAAGCGGTTTTACTAATGCAAACCCCGGAGTTATTACTGTAGATGATACAGCAACTTTCGGTTTCGCTGCCGGTGATACTATAAAAGTTGTTGAATTAGTTGATGATGGAACAGGAACAAAAAGTTTAAATAACACTTTTACTGTTGCGTCAGTTACTTCAACTACAATCACGCTAGTTGAAAACACTTCTACTACCGGCTATAGCGTCTATGTTTCAGGCGGTAAAGCTATACGTGTGAAAGATGCTAGTGGCGTACCTGTAGCAGAAGAAAACAAAGCGATATACGGCATTACGCTTGGTAGTGGCGTTGTCGGTGGTAATAACGATGTTATGACCGCAATTGCTATTGGATAGTAAATTAAACATATCTTGGGGGAGCTCGTCTTCCCTAAGATTTAATAAAAGGTATTTATGGCTAAGTCATATGACAAATTACCTATAATAGGTATTGAAGTAAAAAGCGAAAAGGAAGAGAAATTCCTACGTGAAATCGTAAACTATGAGTTTTTAAACCAAGAAGAAGAAGGCGTTATGCTTGAATTTTCTTATGGTTCCTCTTCAAACTCTGAAAAATTCTCCTTTCTCCACGGCGGTAAGTATAGAGTCCCACGTTTTATTGCCAGATGGGTAGAAAGCAGAACAGTTCCTAAATGGAAATGGATGCCTGATGGATCCGGACTAATGCGCAAAGAGAAGATAGGGGAAAAATCACGATTCCAAATGCGTGAAGTATTTGGGGGTTAAAAATGTTTACTTGGACTTTAGCGGAAATTAGAAAAAAGTTACGTCAAGTAACCGGTAGGTTTAATTTAACTGATATTAGCATCAGTGAGTTAGATAAGTACATAAATAGATACTATCTATATGAACTACCGGCACTCGTTAAACTTGAACAAAATTTAGTCATATACGAGTTTATAACATCAGCAAATCAAGCTACTTATGCTTTCCCACTTGAGACATACACAAATTTTCACCCGGAAGCAACGGTAAACAATTTGCCTTTAAACTGGCATTCAGATCCTTACTCATTTCACAGAGATAGCTATAGCTTTTCTGATGAATGGATTGGAGACGGAGCCACAAAGACTTTTACCACTACTCTAACAACTCCGATAAAGCCGGGTTCACTAACAATTTCAAGTACTGATGAGTATTTCAAAGATAGTTCTACTACTTGGACTACAGCAGACGTAGTATTATCAGGCTCTGAAGGTGGAAGTGCATTAATAAACTACAATACTGGAAGTGTTGCAGTTACTTTTAACACAGCTCCGACCTTAAGCGAAAACATTAAAGTGAATTTTTGCACTTTAACGACAGGACGCCCGCAAGACATACTTGTATATAACAGCCAATTTGAACTTTATCCTGTGCCGGATCAAGCCTATGTTGTACAAATGAATGCTTATCAGCAATTAGATGCTCTTACAGATGCCACAGATACCCCGTTTTTAAACGAATGGGGTCCGTGCATAGCTTATGGAGCAGCGCGTAGTTTATTCGCAGATTACGGAGAAACTGACGCATACGCAGAGACAGGAGTATTGCATAATGAGCAAATCTCTTTGATCTTAACAAGAACAGTAGAAAATTTATTAAATACTCGGGCTATACCAAATTTTTAGGAGGGGTTATGGCATTTGATAAAACGAAACCGGAAGATACCGAAAAGATAAGACACCTAGGAATGGTTATTAGGCCTAACTGGGAGGCGATAGAATCGGGCGATAGTTCTTTCTTACCACGCGCTTTAAATTTGATAAACCGTTCTACAGCCGGAGTAACTCCTGATCCAACGGTAATATCCAATAGTGTTATAGTCTACTCAAAATCTGATTCTTTAGGCAAACCACAACTATTTTCAATCAATCCCGATGCAGTTATAACACAATTAACCGGCGGTGGTACTGATTCAAGCGTGCAGGATTTACCCGGAAAATTGATATTAGCAAACGGCATAATATTTATATGGGGAAGAGGTACGGCGACATCATCTTTTACAGCTCGCAATTTTGATTTAGGAGGATTCCCGAACAATTGTTTTCACATATCCGGTAATGCTGAAGGGTATACAGCTCCTGTAGGATTTGCTTTTTCTAGTAAAACAGCATATTTAGTAAAATGTGCTACTTCATTAGATGATGATATTGAAACAGGAAGCGCTCCGTATTTGTATTTTGCTATAGGTAATTAAAATTTAACAATTTAGGTGCTTATGACTGGTTTAACAAGCTTTTTAATCTCTCCCTTTAAAACTGGTCTTGATATAGACGTTGAACCGCTACAAGCACCGGCGGACTCTTTTTCCAAGCTAAGTAACTTTCATATAAGACATGGTTACTTAGAGAAAAGAAGTGGGATAAGCTATTTTAATTCTATCGCTCCTGATAGTAGCACGGTAAATATTTCTTCCATAACTCAAGCAACTTCAGGAGTTGTCAGTACTGCAACCCCGCATGGGTATTCTACAGGTTCCAAAGTATTCATCACATCGGTACTAGGAATGACTGAAGTAAATGACCGCGTGTTTACAGTAACAAATATCACTGATAACTCCTTTTCTATAGACGCAGATACAACAGGCTACACTGCATACTCATCCGGAGGTACTGTTGCGGAGGTAGATCATAACGAACAGAGAATTATGGGGATAGTTCGGCATATCGATGCAACAGGCGGAAGGAACACACTTGTTTTTTCGGCTATACGTTCCTATATCTATAATTCAGGTACAGAGAAATTTGTTAAACTAGATACGAACCCGATTTTTAGTTCAGGTGTGAGCGATTTTATTTGGCATGTAAACTGGCAATCGACAGATAAGAATAACCGGTTATACTTTACAAACGGGAAACAGGGAACACCGGCAGCGTCACCAACACTTGATGGAATACGTTATTATGATCCTGTAACAGACGCAACCGCTACAAAACCTTTTAATCCAACTATAAGAACCAATGTAACATTAGTAGGCGGTAAGCTTCTCTTTGTGCTTGGGCAACGCTTAATAGTACTAAATACTTACGAATATGACACAACTTCAACCAAGAACTTTCCACAGAGGGCAAGATGGTGTTCTAAACAAAATCCTGATAACTGGGATGATGTAACAGCGGGTGGCGGTGGTTATACTGACGCGTCTACAGGCGATCATATTATTTCTGCCCGTGCTTTACAAAACCAAATAATCGTTTTCTTTACCAACTCCGTATGGGCTTTAGTGGCAACATCAGACCCGCATAGAGCTTTTAGGTGGCAAAAGATCAATAATTTTCGCGCATGTGACGGTAAAATGGCAACTATTGGTTATGACCGATATGTAATTGCTTTGGGTATTCGTGGTATTACTGCAACGGACGGAGTAGAAACCAAACGTATCGATGATCGGATTACCAATTTCGTTAATGATGTAATAAATACCGAGAACTTTAACAAAGTCTTTTGCGAACGCAGTTACGCAGAGAATCGAGCTTTAACGCTTTTTAGTAATATTTCATCTCTTTCAAATGAAAATAACGGCGCTTTAGTCTTTGACGAAGAATCATCAGCTTTTTCTACCTATGATATTAGTCTTAACTGCCTTGGATATGCTAATGCCACAATGGATATGGGGTTAGATGATTTCGTTGCCCCTGATTTTGACTGGGTTTTAACAAGTTGTATATATGAAGATTTAACCTCTTTTTTCTGGGTAACAGTACAAGAAATACTTCTTGGTGGCGATATTTACGGTAACATCTACATTATGGACTTAGGTGGAGATGATAAGGGCGAAGATATAGAAGCCTCCTTCTTAACTGCTTCTTGGAATCCATACGACAAAGAGGGAAAAGAAGCGCGTTTAAGTTACATTGATATACTGGTTGACACAGATACGAAAAGTAAAGCGGCAATTAATTTCTATAAAGATACAGATAATACAGCCTATATCTCCCGCGAGATGGATTTCTTACCAAACTTGATGGCGATCACAAGTATTGTAGACATATCAAATGATGATCCGATAGTAATTAACGCTCCTAGCCATGGATTAGCTACAGGTGATACCGTTTATATTTATGGCGTAGAAGGGATGGAAGAGATTAACTCCGGAGGCGAGGGGACAGAATATGCTGTTACTGTAGTTGATGAAGACAATATTACCTTTAGCGATATAAATAGCAGTGCATTTGATGAGTATACGGGAGGGGGAGCTCTTTACGGTAAACGGTTTTTTAAAACGAAAGCTTGGAAAAGAATATTTGCCGGAGGAGTAGGTTTTGAGCATAGAGTTGAGTTTGTCTCTAAAGGAGAAG